ACCCATTTCTAAATCAATGTAGTGACATCTTGACATAAGAGCCGACAAGTGATCTTTAATCTTTTTAGAACGTACACTTTCAAAGTCCACATTAGTAATAAAGATACAACCACCTTTGAACTCAAACCTATCAGGAATACCTTCCCTTCTAAGAGCCTGTGATTCTGATTTCCAACTAATTGTTCTCTTCTTACCAGAGTCCAAAACAGCCTTCAACATGTTTAGACATACTTCGTCAAACAATACACTATCACAGTCATCAAATACTAGGATGTCACCTTCATTTGAATTGTTATAAAGTGTCTGGAACAAACCAATCGGTGTCATAGAACCTTTAACAATTTCTGTCCTAGGTGGCTTGTTAGCCAACTTAGTCATCATGTCATATTCTTCTAACACTTTTTCAACACCAAAAGATTTACCAACTCCTGGAGGGCCACTAACAATAAGTCCTCTTACGACTCCGTTAGCAACTGCATCAGTCATTTGGTCTAAAATGTCGAAACGTTTTGCAATACGATCAAGTGCTTCTTCAGTAGTCTCTTCTTTTTCTTCAACTACAGTTTCTTCTACTTGGTCTTCAGCAGGAACATAAGAAACATCTTTCTCAGATTCAATCAAAACACGGATTGCTTTCTTAGATGGATCAAGTACCTTACTTGCATCAACGGTAACGAACATACCTTTTTTGCCATATTGAATTGGCTTCACCAAAGGAAATACAGTATCCGTAATTGGAGCATTTCTGTAAGTACCTTGGAATATTTTTACTTGGTTTGTCATAATTGCCTCCCACAGCATTTATTTAATTTACTAGTATAGTATAGCATCAATCTGTAACTTGTCAACCGTTTAGTTGAATTAGTTTAAAGTTCTTTGCTAACTTCCTAACTATGCTTACTATTATACTAAAGTTTGGGTATTTGTCAACCTTTTTCTAGCACACAAACAGCAAAAACTTGTCTTTTTGTGTCGGAAATACTGCAATGAGATGCTGTTATGCCCTCATTTTCCATGTAATTTTGGAGATTTCCTAGTGGATTTACATAAGGTTTGCCCTGATTATCCCTGGCAATTTCCATATTACTCATCACTATATCGCCCCTCATACCGGTGCCAAAAGCCTTAGAAACTGCCTCTTTACAGGCAAATTGCTTTGCTAAGTATCTGATTGCTTGGGTTTTATTAAGTTCAAGGAAAATATTGTATTCTGTTGTAGTTAAGATTTTTAGTGCAAGTCTACCGCTTTTATCGTAGTCGTCAAACCTATCAATGTCAAGTACATCAGAACCTATTCCGTAGATCATAAATTACTCGATAACTATGTCTTCCATTCCTGCTGTTCGCAGTCTGGTTATATGGCCTATTTGCCATTGCTTAGTATCAAGTCCTTTCATAATACCTAAGTATTGATTACGCAAAAGGCTGAATTGGTTAGTAAGGTGAGTAAGGTCAATAACATCTTGCTCACTATCTACAAACTTTTCAGCATCTCTACTTGAGAGTTGTCTATTGTAAGACTCTAGATACTTTCTAAAAGTAACAGATCTTACTTTGCGTAACTCAATATTTAAGTGTTCTAGTATTGCTTCAATCTCTTGTAGTTGATTAAAACGATACTCGGTAATACCAGGTAAGGCAGAACTAGACTTTTCTAGACTGCCTTTAATCCTGCATTCGTACCTAGCATCTTGCAGTTCGTTTTCAAAATAGGTAATACTGTCAACAATACTACCTAAATCTCCGACTACTTTATTATACCAAGTACTCATACTTTACCATTCTCCGTATTCATCATCATCGTCATCGTCTTCAAAGTCTTCATCGTAATATGTTACAATGGCGGCTTTCATAACTTTGTCGAATTCATGAGCATTTTGTTGTAGGTCTCCCATATCAATATGCTCTTCGAAAATTCGGAGTAATCTTTCTGCTTCTTGTAGTCTCTCTTTGACCGCAATATGCGACCTTACAGAATCCCACACTTCATGCAGTAATGCTACCTCAGGACTCATCTGTATATTCCTCTTCAGTTGGTTCAAAATCATCAGGATCAATTTCATCAACTTCTACGTTTTGTACAAGTGGATTCTGATCCCATTCATCTATAATTACCTGAAGTTTATCTCCAGTCCATGCTTTTCTGAACTCTTTGATCTCTTCTCCAGTAACTGGTGAAATATAAGATAGTTTGTTTCCTACTTTAGTCACAATGTCCTTGGACTCAAGCATTTCTAACATACCACTATATGGGTCCATACCTTGCTCATATGGAATCTTGATTTGTACACCTTCAAAAGGTTTACTATATCTCGATTTCATTACTTTACAAGCGGCTCTAATACCTTGAACAGTAGATACTTTGTTACCATCAATGTCTTCTTTAAGTTTAAGTTTCTTCATTGCGACAACAATACTACTTGCGTATATAAAGCCTTGTCCACCACTAATTTTATCATCTGGATCAAACATATCCTGTGATGCATAAGTATGGTTAGTGGCGATTAGAGCAATCGGAAAAGGTGCAATTTGATTAACTGTGTTTCTAACCAAGGCTGTTAATGCCTTAGGCTTTCTACCCATATCTCCTTTCATATCTCCTTTTTCGAATTGTGCTACATCAGTTGGTGTTAATAACATACCAAGACTGTCTACTACAAAAACCAACTTAGGCATTTCTTCATAAGGAAGATCTCCATAGTTGCTTTTATAGTCTTTCAAAAATTCTGAAATTGCTTTTGCAACATCGTCAATCATTGAAACACTAATTTTAAGTAGTTTTTCTGGTGATGTATCAACATCTAATGCTTGTAGCCATTCTTCATCAAGTGCGTTCTCTGAATCAAACAACACAACTTGACATCCTTGGTCTTGAGCATTCTTTACAATGTTTCCAGAACATATAAATGATTTGCCTGAACCGGATTCACCTGCAAAAACACTAACTTTGCCTAGTGGAATACCTCCATTGAAGTCTCCACTTATTAAATAATCTAGTGTGTGATTGCCTGTGCTAATCCAGTCCTTAGGGTCGTGAAACCCGGCACTGATACCACTAATGCTCTTAGTGATACCCGTCCTGAACTTTGTTAAGTCAAATGGTTTTTGCATGATGTCTCCTTATGATGTTGATCTGTTACGAATCAAATTCAGAATGTCATCTGCTGATTTTTTACCTTTATCTTCCTCTACTGCTGGTGCAGGTGCCGGAGCCTCTGCTACTGGCTCAGCCGCTGGTGCTGGTGCAGGAGTTTCAACTGCTGGTGCAGTTGTTTCTGCTACAGCAGGTGCTGGAGTAGATACTGTTGCTGTTGCTTGAACAGGAGCACTAGTTTCTTGTACCGCTGTTGAAGGAACTTCTACGCCATAAGGCTTATAAAAGTTACCCCATTTTACAGGGTCATACAACTCACCGTCAACTGAAGCCGCAAACATTTCTGTAATTGCTTGATAACCTTCAGCGGTTGGTTGTGCAGGTAAGTAATCACTTAGGTTAAATAACCCATTTTGATCAATTGCCGCTAGTTGCGTTTCATCTAGTGAACTGTCTTTACGAGCCCAGTTTGATGTTGAATAATCAGCATACTGTCCTTTAGTAGTTTTAGTAACTCTAAAGTCACAGCCATTAGTATAATCAGTAGGAATGTTTTCCATGTCTGGATCCATCAATGCTGATTTAATAATGTTAAAGATTTGAGGTGAAATTACAAATCTTCTGATTGGATTTTCAGGTGCTTCTTCTGATAGTGGACTATCACATACAAAGCCTTGGAAAATGTATGAACGTTTTTTCCAATACTTTCTACCCATGTCTTCTAGACTTGCGTCTTTGAACCAAGGACGTACCTCAGTTAATACTGGACATGTGTCACCGTACATTTCACCGCAAGGTACTTGTACTGTAACTGGTTTGTTGTCTCCGCCTTTCACACCTGGGAAGGTAAGACGAATCATTTGTCGTTCAACCCAAAAGAAAGTGTTGTTAGTATCACTGTCAGGTAAGAACCTAAGTGTTGCTGACGTACCTTCGTCAATGTTCCAATGAGGGAATATTGCGTTATCGGATTGCGTTCTTGTGGAACCAGGCTTGGTTTCCATTGAGGCGAGCTTTGCTCGAATTTCTGCTAATGAGGCCATGATATTTCTCCTATATATTTGCCATGTTTGCCATGTGTGTTATCTACAACTTGTGGATAACGGGTTTATTATAAATGCCTAGATAAGAAAAGTCAACCGTTTTTTTAAAAAAAGTTCTAAAAAATATTGACACATTTTTTCTTAACAATTTTATTTATCTAAATAGCCACAAAAAACCCACTATAAAGTGGGTAAATTGCTTGTTTGTCTACACTTAAAGCAACATCTATAGTGTTGCTATCATATTGCTATGATGTGGTTTTTATAGAATGTCAAATTGCTCTATGAATTTTTCGTACTGGTCTTCTACACTCTCTGCTACACTTGTAGGAGCAGACGGTGTGTCATGAGCACCTAATAAACAACTTTTAATAGTAGTGTATTCGTGCTGTGACATTCTGTCTCCGCTGTAGAGCTTTTTACTAATACCTGTCAAATAGTTTCCTAAACGTGGGTCATTAACACTATTACTCATTTGACTAACTTGGTAGCCTAACTTAGCATGTGGTGTTGCAAACTCCATACCATCATCTTCTGATAGCATATTTTTAAGTTGTGCAAATGATTCATTGCTAACTGCTTTATCAATATAACTTTCGAATGCAGTTTTTCTCGACATTGCTGATTTAACAAAATCAACAACATTTGCAACTCTATCGTCAAAGTGTGTTTCAGTAAATTTGCTTTCTAAATCTATATCATCTTGAAGAACTTCTGTGTTTCTTCTATCAGTAACATCTTCAACTGCTGTAGCATATGACTTAACACCTGCTAATTTAGTGAATGCTGATGTAATATAGTTAATGTTTTCCACTGCTAAATTTACAAAAGATTCATTGTCTTCGTTGACTAGTCCTGATTTTTTAACATAACGTATAAACTCTCTGAGTTTTCTTTGCTCTACAGCCATTTCATTAATAGCACTACCAACTGCATCAAACGGCTCACCACCATTTTTAACATGTCTTGCCATTGCTCGAGCGGCCTTTAGATTGTTTTCCGCCATTTTAAATCTTTCGTCGCCTCGTTGTACAAAGATACTAGAAATGTTTCTACTTCTAGAACCTCGTATTTCTTCGTTGACTTCTTTTTTGTGTCTGATAACTAATTTTACATTATCAAGACCTTGGTAACTGGTTTTAGTACTACCTGACATTGGACTAAAGCCTTCTTCAATCTTTTCCCATTCTGTTGATTCACTCATGTGTTTAGATACTTTCATTAAAATATTGTTTGGATCTGCTTTTCTTCCTTTTGCTTTTTCTTCATCATTTAGTCTGGATATAATCATATCAATTCTGTCATCATCACCAAATTTAGTTTTGATTGTTTTCTTTACTCTTCGTAAATTGTCAAAATAGTTACTTGGTAAATCTTGATCTAGACTTGGTCTGTCTTCATATTCTTCAATAGGTTCACCAGTATGTTCAACTGAACTTTTTAAATCACTGTTGTCAAAATAAATGTCCACTAAGGATAATGCTTGAGAAAAATTAGTAACTACACCTTTTTTGTACAACACTTTAGCCATACGTTCTCTGCCGCTTCTACTGTATGTTTTTAAAAGAGCCTCTCTTCCCTGACGATTATAAATGTTATTTTGCTCTCTGTTTAAAACATCATATGCCGCATCTAATACATTTGGATCAAACTGTTGGAATTCATTTAATTCCTCTGACTCGCTGAGTCCTGAAAGTTTTCTTAATTCGTTTATTGCTTCTAATACATCGCCCATATTCTTCTCTGATTTTTGTGCTATATCTATTGTTTCTGATTTTGGTTTTAATTGTTTACCAAATATTCTGTAATCAAAATTCATTAAATAATCACCTGCTAAAGACTTAAATGCTTCTCTTAGGTTATCATCGTCAAAGTCTTCCCTTACTCCCATAGAAAGAGTTTCTGTTGCTTTGTCTAGCCTAACTAAAATGTTTGGATTTACAACTACAAATCTAGTTGCATCTTGTGGGTCAATAACTTTGTCACCTTTTGAGTCTAGATTAGAGATGTCGTAGCCATTACCAGCAAGTAAGTTAAATACTTTTTCTGCTACTACTTCAACATTTACTGCCATTTGATTACTCCTTATTAATACTATTTATCAAAGTATTATCAAAGAATACCCAAAGGCATTGGTCCATCGTCGTCGTTATCGTCCCATTCTTGGTCGTAATCACCGTAGTCTCGTGGGTTTGCAAGAGTACTATTAACTGCTGTAAACACTTCATCTTCAAAGGTGCTTATAAAGTTAATCATACGAATACCTAACATAAAGGACATAACTAAGTCATCATGTTCGCCTGGTTTAGCACTAAAACTATTACCTTTTGCAACAAAGTTTTTGAATTCAGAAATCAGAGGTTTACTGTGAAGTGTAATTTTATCATGTTCTATTAATCGCTTTGCACTTAAACATGCTTCTACTTTTGTTCTATGACTTGTATGAAAACCTTTCCTAGCACGTCTACCAGCAACTTTTTTAGGCTCATGTAAAAAGTCTCCTGGGAAACTTTCTTCGCCTGTATCTCTAATTACTACAAGTGCGGCTTCTCCTATACTGTTGTTCTCTACACTCCAATATATTTGTGCAACTTGCAGTTCTTGTAAGTATTGCATGATTTCCATCATAACTTTCATTTGTCCTTCAATAGGAGTTAAGTTATGTTGCCATTCAGCAACTTGTACCATTGTAGGTAATTCTATAACTTGGATACCTGCGGCATCTCCGCCTGTTCCTGTTGCTGGGTCTAAACTTACTACATAAGTGCAAGTTGGGTGTGGATGTTTGTACCAACGAACCTGTCCCATTGTTCTAATTGGATCTATTCCTTTCATCTCAACTAATTTTAATGCACTAATTAATGTTTCATCATATATAACAAATTCACATTCATGCTCTCTTCTAAAACGTTCTTCACCAATACTGTTACGTTCTTGTGCCGCCCAATTACTGTCTCTATCAGGGTGCTGATCCCAAGTTGCCTTGTACGCCATAA